GAGCAAAATGATTTCTTAAAAAGTAAATGCCTCGTTGTACTTCAGCAAAAGAAGCGGTTGCGTTTGGATTTTCGTTTGATGGTCTAAGAGTGATCTGATACTCAACGAAGTTATCAGCGTCGGTTTCTGATACCTTGACTCTGACTCTTTCTTCGGCAGAGAATAAACTCTTAGTGTTGTTATCGGCAGAGCGAGTATACTCAACGACGAATCCTTGAGGAATCTCAGGACTTACGGTAGTATCTCTTGGTTGCCATGCTCTAAGTAGAGCCTTAGTGTTTAGAAGAGTTGCATCTGATCCACCGCTTACACCAAAACCTGTGCCAGTCTTGTTAAGCATTAGCCTTGCTGCTGCTGGAGTATCCGCTGCGGAAATATCTGTTGGAGTACCTTCAGTACCAGAGATCGTCTCAATTCTTTGAATGACTGGATTGACTTTAATTGAGTCACGACGAAGAATCGTCATTTGTCCTGGGACAACAACTGAGCCTTCCTCATAGATGGATTGACCGAACCGTGCTACTTGATTCTGAAGAATCGATTGAGCTTGGTTTAGTTCGCGAGTCTGTACCGCGTACCCTGGACGAAAGAGAACACGAAGGAATTTCTTCTGCTCATCAAAATCATCAAAGTAAGGTGAAGTATTAAAATTTGCCATTGTGTTCCTCTAGTACTCCAGCACTAATGTTATCGTTTCGATCTGATCGTTTCTGCGAGTGATTGCTTCACGATTATTTATAAACAAAATATCACCAGAATAAGGTTGAACCTCAGGATTTGTTATACTTGCGATAGTTCCTGATGCACCCGATGATAGTCCTCTGACGGTCTCTCCTACAGTAAAATTAATGTAGTTGGATACGTCGTTACCACGAATAACTCTTAGCTTATTGGATTCAAATACGTCAACCTGAAGTCCAATTGCACCACTCGTTTCACCAACGATTGTATCATCGGCAGTGAACGGTACGTTTGATTCATTCAGCGTAATTCTATATTTTGCATCAAGGGTCTGAGCCGTTGATGCTGTGGTTGTTCCGTAGTTAAGTGGGGATTCCATCATACCGATTCTACGGAAATCGTTTGCGACTGTAAAGTCCCCTTCGCCCTCGTCATAGGCAAATCTTAGATTGACCAAAGCATACCTTGCAAGAAGTTCTCTTTCAGGTGATGCGCCGTGTCCTAGGAACGGTGAGATGGTCGGAGTAAGAGTGGCTTCTGATGTACTTGTACCTACCACCTTTGCCGAAGCCTTTCTAAAATTTTGACCTTGCTTACCGGTTGCGATTGATACGTCAGTGACTACGCCCGTGCCGTTTGTTGTTGCTTCGGCTTGACACGATGACTGAACGATTGATGCAGTACCTGATGTATATCCTGAACCACCTAACACGAGTGTGATACTCGAAACCGCTCCGTTCTCATCAGTGTTAGCTAAACAATATCCAGTCTCTACTGCACCGTTGTTTCCAACCTGTCTAATTGCTACGGGAATATTAGATTCTGGTGCATAGGGATAGTTACTACCACCACTAAGAACAGTTATACCAACGATAGTTCCACCATCAACCGTAAGAGTTGCCGTTGCTGAAGCATTCTCGTCTCCGTCTCCAGAAACAAAAACTGGAACCGTTGTGCTAGCGGAGTATCCACTTCCTCCAGTGTTAATACGGATATTCTCAATAGCGCCTTTCACGGCGTTATTAACAACGGTTTCATTTTCACCAACGGGTAGATATCCAGGAACAAAGAACTTACGAATCAGTGAATCGGATAAAGTAAACATATACTTCCACTTATATCCGTCAGCCTGTTTAGTAATACTGTTATCAGTGTGGGTTGGTTTAATTGTCGATGCAGCTCCATTGTTATTAGAGATACATTTATATACCTTTTTCTCGTCCGTGTAAATATAAAAATCTTTATCGGTTAGATCAACGTCCTCACGGTACTCGTAATAAACTGTTGAGGCCGTCCAATCAATTCTGCGGAAACCTAAACGAACGTCTTGACCGTCAATCTTTTTAAGAGCAGTCATATCATGCCATGCATCATACTCAGACTTAAGTGAGTTATCCGGAGTCGGTGGATTCTCTTCATCAGCCCAAGGTTTGGTGCGACCATAGAACATATAGAAACTAGATCCCGATGACTGAACTGCTCTTACGAGGTCCCTTGCATTTCTATACTGAAACTTTGTTGATAAACTGCTAGCCATTTTTTAATCCTGTGTAACGAATACTTCGCCGGTTAGTCCTTGAGATCTGAACTCAGTGACGTCGATAAACTCTGTGTTAAAGTCCTCGGTGCCAACGTATGCCTCAGAGAAATATACTTCGGTCTGAACTGTATAGTCCTGACGGAACCCGAGCGGAGTACTCTTAAGAACTGGACGTTCAAGTACTTCATACTCACTAGGTGCGACCGTTGCAGTATATATTACGTTGGACTTAATGCTGTTATTGGCAATCTCGTTAAGACGAATATTACCAAAAACTTCCATGCCCGCTGGGTGGACCGTTCTCTTTAAGGCATCAAGCCATATCCCAGTCGAGTAGTTGGTTGATACTTCGTATGCATACTTTTGATAGAACCTAGAATCCTGAATCACAATTGATTCTGAAAGCTGACCCTTAACTCCACGATACTCACCTGCGGTGGTTACCACGGTGTCAAACAATAACTCAATGTCTGCGCCGTTACCGTTCGTTGAGGTAATATCAAGTGTTGAGTCCACGGCCTGTGCATCATTGGAATAACGATACAGATCAAAGTCCTTAAAGTAAAAGATCTCTGATACGTTGGCGTCCTTAACATGCTGAGGTGTATTACCTGCACCATAGTTACTAATACGAATATCAGTGATGGCTCCGTTTGGATCCACGAACGATACGAAGGCACTAAAGGAGAAACCCTCGAATCCTAATACTCTAATACGATCACCAGGAACGTATCCTGAGCCACCGTTCTTAATATTAAATCCTGAGACGGATTTGTATATCTCTGCGGATAGTCCGCCGACTGCTGAAATGGTTTGTCCTGCCTCAAAGGTACCCGACTGAGTTCCTTTCACGAGAGTAAGTTCAAAGATAACGCCGTCAGAATAAACTCGACGTTCCACCTTATCAACTTTTGCGACGGCGTCTGATGCCACCTGACGAATAACTTGTCCAGCAAAATCATCGGCATCACCGGTCAGCATTGATACTCTAAGTTTATCCTCAACGATCCAACGACCGTCGGATGGAATCAATACTTGTTCCCAAGGATAATAAATCTCTACGACATCGTTGATAAAGAGCTGAAAGAACGTTTTAACCGCTGCTTCGGAACCCTTTGATCTATACAGATCCACTACCTTTTGATAGAAAACCTTAGGTGTAGCCGCATACTCTCGTGGAACATACAGTCCAATTTCTTTTTGAATACGAGCAAGGAACTGTTGTTCCTGTTGCCATACGTCACGTTGCTCGGGTAGAGTGTTCTGATAGAACGAAGCTTTGTTGCTATCCTCAAGAAAGTTAAGGTAGGCCTTAGCGAAAAGGACTAACTTTGGATAGCTTGCTTCGATATGCTCGGGTACGAACGAGTCTACGAGAGCCGATATATGTGGTGCGATGCTCTTATCCATGTCTAGGTACTGTATTATATCTTACGCCTGAGAATTCTTTACCTGCCGCAATGGAATCGATCTCACCTTGGATCGCAGTGTCAGCAGAGTCGATGGTTAATAGGTTGTTACGAATGGACGCGATGTCAAACGAATCAGGAATACACTCGACCTCGATAAAGTTACCCTGGAAGTTTGACGGATTGAACGCCGTCAGTACAACCTTGGTCCCTTGAACGAAACCAGCGTTGGCTACGATCACCTCGGTGTTCGCACCCTGCCCCTTTACGACCTGAACCGTTCTAGAGTTGTCGGCGTTTTTAATATCACGCAGACGACATGTGTTACCGTTAACCGTAAACAGAGTCGACTGATTGATCACTGAGTTCTCGGTAGGCGAACTGTATAGGTTCGTTGAGAAATCAAGTTCGTATCTGGTCGCAACGTTTAGAGTTGGAATAAATCTTTTCTTGACGTAGACCCTTGCGGTTGAGCTAAGAATGGCCTCGTCGGTATTATCAATTGTTTTCAATAGGTTGGAGTGTCGGAACACGCCAGAGAAAGTATTCAGAGTCGAGGTAGAGAATCCAGCGATCGCTGTTCTTACTGCTTCCTCGAGTTGTACACGAGACTTAGTCGTCAACGATGGGTTATACTTAAAGAACACCTCGAGTGAGATATACGTATAGGAAGGATCCACGATCTCTGTTCTGATCGTTGCCACCGATTTTGGTTTTACGATATCGGTTAGGATGGTGTCTCGCTCCACCGCTGATAGGATACTAGAGTTCGCTGGTTTGATCGATACGAATACCTTTCCGTAGTCGGGTGGATCGTTGTCCTCACCGCCCCATGCCTTGATGGTATCGATGTTAGCGAAGTTCTCCTTGATGACGGCCTCGAAGTCCTTAGGAGTTACGCATCTGTTCTGAGAGGCAAACGTGATGGGAGCGTTACGACGAATGGAATCGTCCGCCTCCTTGTCCGCGCCACCCGCTGCATTGGCAGAGGTAACCACCGTAACGTTGGTGTTGGTCTCGATTGCGTCAAGGTTCGTAAAGAGGGAGGCACCGTTTGCGTCCGACTTATTCGTAACGAGGTATGATACACTAATAAGGTTACCGTTCTCCAGCGCCTTACCGAGTACACCGTCGCCGAACGATACCTCGAATCGACCGTCAGGGTTCTCTGATATAAAGTAGACCCTGGACGTCGTGGTGATCTCTGTGATGGTCTTAGCCAGAACAAACGTCTTAAAGGTTGACGCGCTCTGATTGTCGTAGACGTCCACCTTGAGGGTTGACGTATCGACGTCCGCGTCGGGAATAATGAATCTTTCGTTGGTGGAGGTACTATAGACGTACTCGAGCGTCTTAAGAGTTCCCTCGTATACATCCACTCCAGTGAAGGTGGCGTTGGTCGTCGAGTAGTCCTGAGTGGTTACGAAGTTATACGTTGTTCCACTGGCCGAGGTCTTAAACTTGTGGCCTCGACTAATGGTTAGGTTCTGTGAGGTAGGAGAGTTGACGGTAACGTTGAGTACGGCCTTTGGAGCGGCTGCGCTTCTCGGAGTGTATCCTAACAGACGAGCATGACCCACGATGGATCCACGGGTCTGCGCCGTATCGAGGAACGTCTCGTTGATTCCGAGGTTGGCGTTGACGGCGTTGTAGTGCGTCACGTAGGCCAGGAGGTTGGTGATCGTTCCTAGGGCAGAGCCCTCGAAGTTATAGTCCGCGAACTCTGGATCATCGGATAGGTAGTCGACCAGATTGGTCTTAATCTGTTCGAAGTCCAGTTCGGAAACCTTTAGTCTTTTGTCTGCCATTATCGTTGTCTCTCAACCGTAAACTCGACCGTTGTGGTCTGTTGCGTTGGTGTTAGTATCTCAATCTCGAGGCGAACGTCGAGAGCGTTTCTGTCGGGGTCGGCGCTTACGACGACCTCCAGTATTCTTACTCGCGGCTCGTAGTTCCTCAGTGCGCTTCTGATCTGTTCGGCCACGACCTCCTCGGTCACCGAATCGAAGTGTTCGAACAGATAGGCCCTGACGTTACCACCGAAGGCCGGCATGAACGGACGCTCACCCTGACTGGTGAGTAGTATATTGAGCACGGACTGTTTCACGGACTCGGCGCCACGTTTCTTTGCCAGATCGTTGGTCACGACGTTCTTACTGAACCCCAGATCGAAGTCCGAGTAGTCGCGGGCCCTTGCCGTTATGTCGTTTACTGTTCTCATACTTTTATTTATACCCTAACCACCAGCGAAAACGTTGGGGCTCCCAGAGATTATGGAACCCGCGTCGCAGGCGTCTCCGACTCGAGCACACGGGATACCATTGACGAACACGGAGGAGCTTCCGGCCTTGATCGTTTCGACGTGAGGAACACAGACGTTGCCTGATAGTATCGTATGGACCACCGTGGGATCGCCCTTACGCTC